TGGCCGCGCCGGCCACGCTCGCCACAACGCTGTCGTTTCCGCCGGGCTACCTTCGGGCGTTCCGGTATAATCTGGCGTGTGAGATTGCGCCCGAGTTTGGCGTCGAGCCGTCTACGCAAGTCTCCCGAATTGCGATGGCGTCCAAGCGCAATCTCAAGCGCATCAACAATCCTGACGACATCATGTCAATCCCCTACAGCATCGTCGGGACTCGCCAGCGGTTCAACGTCTTCGCCGGGAATTACTAATGAAGACCCCCATTCTCGGCTCGGGGTATGTCGCGCGGTCGGTAAACGCCGCCGACAACCGGATGGTAAACCTCTACCCGGAAATCGTGCCGGAAGGTGGCAAGGAAGCCGCCTTCCTTCAACGCGCGCCGGGGCTGCGCGAGCTCGTCGCTCTGCCAACCGGCCCTGTCCGGGGTCTCTGGACGTTTGGCGACTACGCTTACGCCGTGTCCGGGCAGAAGCTCTACCGCATAGATTCCACCTGGGGCTACGTCGAGAAGGGCACCGTGTCGGGCACTGATCCCGTCAATATGTCCGACAACGGCATCCAGCTTTTCATTGCGGCGGGCGCTACCGGCTACATCTACAACGCCAATACGGACGTGTTCGCGCAGATCACGGACCCGGACTTCGCGGGCGCTGTCGGCGTCGGGTTCATCGACGGCTATTTCGTCTTTACCCAGCCCTCCAGTCAGAAGTTCTGGGTGACTTCGCTCTACGACGGCACGTCAGTAGACCCGCTGGACTTTGCAAGCGCCGAGGGTTCCCCGGACAACCTTGTCACGCTGATCGTGGATCACCGGGAAATTTGGCTGTTTGGCACCACGTCGGTTGAAGTCTGGTATGACGCGGGGCTGCCCGATTTTCCGCTCGCGCGCATCCAAGGCGCGTTCAACGAGATTGGTTGCCAAGCGGCCTACTCGGTCGCCAAGCTGGACAACGGCCTGTTCTGGCTTGGCCGCGACGCGCGCGGCAACGGCATCGTCTATCGGTCGAAGGGCTACTCGGGCGTTCGCATATCCACTCACGCCGTCGAGTGGCAAATCCAGCAATACTCGACGCTCGCGGATGCGGTGGCCTACACCTACCAGCAGGACGGCCACTCGTTCTACGTTCTGAACTTCCCGACCGCCAATACGACTTGGGTCTACGATGTCTCCACCGAAGTCTGGCATGAGCGCGCCGGATGGGAAGATAACGCTTTCACCCGTCATCGCGGCCAATGTCAAATGAACTTCGCAGACGAAATCGTCATTGGCGATTACGTCGCCGGGGTTCTCTATGCCTACGACATGACCGCCTACACCGAGGCGGATACGGTCCAGAAGTGGCTGCGGTCGTGGCGGGCGCTGCCCACTGGGGAAAACAATCTGAAGCGCACGACGCAGCACAGTCTGCAACTGGATTGCGAGTCTGGCGTCGGGCTTACCACCGGGCAGGGCAGCGACCCGCAAGTCATGCTGCGGTGGTCCGACGACGGAGGCCATACCTGGTCCAACGAGCATTGGAAGTCCATGGGACAGATTGGCGAGTATAACCGCCGCGTCATCTGGCGGCGGCTCGGCATGACGCTAAAACTCCGCGACCGCGTTTATGAGGTGTCCGGGACTGATCCGGTCAAGATTGCGATTATGGGCGCTGAACTGATCGTGAGCCCCACCAATGCCTGATGTCGTCAATAACACGCAGATACCGGCAGCGCGCGTCACGCTTTGGGACGCCGTGTCGAACTTCGTGTCCCGCCCGTGGTATAGGTGGTTCTACAATATGTATGTCGCCGTCGAGGCGGGGCGGCGTTACGGCTCCTTCTACAGCACGACCACCTTCACGCCGCTCGCTATCAATACCGCCTACGCGCTGACCTTCAATGGAACCTATACCCGCGCGGACGGCTCCGCGCTGACCTACGGCGTTTATATCGGGACGCCCACGTCCCGAATCTATGTGGACAATACGGCGACCTACAACTTCCAGTTCTCCGCGCAGATCAGGAACACCGCTGGCGGCACCAAGCGCGTCTATATTTGGCCTCGCGTAAACGGCGTAAACGTAGCCGACTCGGCTACGGAAGTAACGCTTACCGGCACGTCAAATGACGCGAGTGTCGCGGCGTGGAATTTCGTGCTAAACCTTCAGGCCGGCGACTACTTCGAGCTCGTCTATTCTGCGGATAGCACAAGCGTGTCGTTCCCGTATGCGGCCGCGTCCAGCCCGGTTCCGGCAATCCCTTCGGTCATTATGACCGTTACCAGTTGTGTAGGTGGATAAATGGCAGCCCTCACCCCCACCGCCAAGATGCAGTTTCTGGACGCAAGCGGCGCTCCACTGGTCGGCGGAAAGCTCTACACCTACACGGCTGGCACGACCACGCCGCAGGCGACTTACACCGACTCCAGTGGCGGCTCGGCCAATACCAATCCCATCATTCTCGACAGCCGGGGCGAGGCGAATGTTTGGCTGGGCGGCGCTAACTATAAGTTCAAGCTGACCGATTCAACCGGCGTAGAAATCTGGACGGTAGACAATATCTCCGCGCCGACTTCGGGCGTCTCCCCGGCGCTGTCCGGCAACGTGACGATTGACACCAATTCGTCCAGCCCGGCGCTGAAGATCACGCAGACCGGGACGGGTCTGGCGTTGCGCGTTCAGGACAGCGCGGACCCGGACTCGACGCCCACCGTCATTGACGGCACGGGCAAACTCGGCGTCGGCACCGCGTCGCCGTCGGAACTCGTAGACATCTCAGGCGGCAATCTCGCGTTCACGTCTTCGGGCGGCGCGTCGTATGCCAAGATCACGCCCGGCGCGTCGCTGACCGACATTGCGTCTATCGGCGCTACGGCGCTGACGCTGACGACCAACGGTTCGGAGCGTATGCGCGTCACGGACACGGGGCTGGTCGGCATCGGCAAGACGCCCTCCGCTGGCGTGGCGCTTGATGTTAACGGCAGCGTAACGGCGTCTACGTCGATCATTACCGACACCATTACGGAACGCACCGCTTCGGCCGGCGTCACCGTCGGCGGCGTGCTGCTCAAAAGCAGTCTCATTAGCGGCGTCTATCGCCCGATCACCGCCGCCACGGCTGTGGCGTCCACAAGCGGCACGTCCGTAGACTTCACCAGCATTCCCTCATGGGTGAAGCGGATTACCGTCATTCTTCAAGGCGTTTCGACCAGCGGGTCCGCCGGGCTCATTATCTATCTCGGCACTGGAGCTACGCCTACCTACGTCTCGGCTGGATACGCGGGCGCGGCGTCTACCGGCAGCGGCGCTATCTTCACGAATAACGTGACGACTGGCGTGTATGTCGCCACCACTACCGCCGCAAGTATTGTCCATGGCGTGGCGACTATATACAACCTTTCGGGCAATAGCTGGGTGGGCTCCTGCAATTCTCAGCTAAGCAATACCACGGGATACGCATTCAGCACGGCGTCGATCAGCCTTGGCGCGGCGCTCACGGCCATTCGCCTATACGCTGGTGGCGACACCTTTGACGCAGGCAGCGTCAATATCTTCTACGAGTGAGGCCGACATGCTTGATTTGTTTTCATTGGCCATGCTCGGCAGCACGGCCGCTAGTGTGGGCGGCGGGCTGCTAAACGCCAGCGCGTCCAAACAGGCGTCTCAGGAGCAGTCGCAGGCGGCGATGATGTCCGCCATGCTTCAGGCACAGGAAGCCGCTGCGGCCCGCAAGCAGCAGCTTGACATGTTCAACAAGGCGATCGAACTCCAGGAGCCGTTCCGACAGGGCGGCGTCGGGGCGACGAATCGTCTGGCGGACCTCTACGGAACTAGCGGGAACGCGGGCGCGGCGGGTTACGGCAGCTATGCCGAAATGCCCACTATTGCCCAGCTTCAAATGGACCCCGGCTATCAGTTCCGGTTTGACGAGGGAATGCGTGGCGTCAACGCTTCGGCGGCGGCGCGGGCGGGGCTCCAGTCCGGCGCGGCGCTGAAGGCCGCGACGGTCTATGGCCAGAACGCCGGGTCGCAAGAGTATACTAACGCCTATAACCGCTTCATGGCCAA